GCATTCCAAGTAAAAGTTTCTCCATCTCTAATTGTTGCAACAAGAACTTGTCCATAGTTATCAAGACTCCAGTTTCCTGGATCCAGGACTACAGAACTTGTAGCTCTTTCAGTTCCCCAAGTAGAAGTATTCCATGTAGAAGTACCCCAACCATAACCTACAGTTTGAAAAACAGGACCTACTTCAACATAAGGATTTACCGTTGCTGCACCTACTGCAGTCATACCAGATCCTCCTTCATTTCTTACAGCTTGAACAGTAAATTTATCTACTGTTTCAACTGTTAAAATTTCATAAGCTACTTCTAATTCTTCTGCTGTAAAGTCTGATGCACCTGTAACAGTTACGCCAGATAAAGTTACATATCTTCCAACTTCTAGACCATGTGTTCCTTTATTAACTTGTAAAACATTTGAACCATTAACAGTTGTTAGTGTACATCCCGTTATAGCTGTATCTAATGGTGTAATATCAAAAAATTGTTCTCCATAATATAAAAATAAACCTTGAGAAGTTCCAATAGCTGCATATCTTTCACCCTCTAAAGATGTCCAAGTGTGTTGAGCACGTGCTACCCCCGGTAATGTTTCACCTGCAATAGATAATTGATTCCAACCACCTATTTTTTCAGGTAGTCCGTATCTAAATCTAACAAAATCACCATCGACCCACTGAGATTCAGCTCCTGAATCTGTGACCATCTTGTTAAAACCAGGCTTGAAATTTAATTTTTGTAGCATATAGTACGTTATATATTAGTTTTATAGAGAATGAAAGTCGCAAAATAGATGATAACAAAAATAGATACATTGATTCCAAGCCAAACTAACAAAAGAATTATTAGTGAATTATATTGTTTAAAAACATGGTTTTTTGGATGTGATCAAAATATGAAAGATGTTATTAATAAACAAGATGCAGGTTTTTCAAGTAGCACTTTTAGTGAAGACAGTACTTATTATAATAATGACATTTTAAATACGTATGGATATGTTATTTTTGACACAATTCAAAAAAATTCATTTATGAAATTTAAAAAAATAAATAGAATTTATTGGAACTGGTATCATTCCAATAGTGCTATGCAGTATCATACGGATAGTGAAAATGATAATAATTTTTCTGTGGTATACAATTTACATAATAATGATGGAGGCACTGAATTTAAAATTAATGATGAAACAAAATTTTATGATTCAAATGAATCAGAAGCTTTACTTTTTCCTAGTAAACTTTACCATAAAGGAATTTCACCTAAAAAAAATCTAAACAGATTTTCTTTAAATATGGTTTTAGAAATATAACTAATGAAAAGTCATTTAGAAGCAATTGTAGAATTAAAAAATATAATAAATATTGATTTTATTAAAAGAATGATACCATTTATTGAACATAAATGCAGTCACGATTTAAAAGTTAGAAATACTGTAATACCTAATATAAGAAATGGGAAAGGATATAATTTAAATTATGTTGGAAGCCCTACAGATGTTTTTTATTGGAATTATGTAAAACTAGAAATTCAAAGATTATATCCTTACTATACAACCAAGTTTCCTAAACTAGTGTCTAATAAACTAAACCAAATTCAATTATTAAAGTATAATGTAGGTGGAAAATATAATGTGCATGTAGATCAGTTTACCACATCTCCCAGACACCTTAGTATTATTATAAATTTAAATGATGATTATGAAGGTGGAGATTTAGTGTTCACTGATCAAAAAGAAAAAGAAATAAAAAGATTTAAATTAGATAAAGGATCTATTATTTTTTTTCCTAGTAATTTTATGTATCCACATATTATTGAACCTATTACGAAAGGAAAAAGGTATAGTATAGTTTCATGGCTACAATAGATTTTAAAATTATTAAAAACTTTTTTGATGAAAAAGAATTAAAGGTATATTCAAAATATTGTTACAATAAAATTGATCAAAATAAAATTAGTTTTCTTAAAGATTCTCAATCATTTTCACCTTGTTGGTATTCAGATCCATTAATGACTTCTTTATTAGATGTAAAAAAATCAATAGTTGAAAAAGAATCTAACTTGAAATTATTTCCCACTTATGCTTACTGGAGATATTACATTTTTGGTGGAACATTAGAACCTCACAAAGATAGAAACTCTTGTGAAATATCAATAAGTGCTTGTATAAAAAAATATGACAATTGGCCTTTTATTATAGAGGGAAAATCATTTGAACTTGATGAAGGAGATGCAATTTTATATGCAGGTTGTGAACAAGAACATTGGCGACCAGATGTATACAAAGGAGAAGGTATGGCTCAAGTATTTTTACATTATGTAAATCAAACAGGGCCTTACAAAAAACATGCATATGATTCAGTAAATAAGGAGAATAATTATCATGGATAAAACAGTTAATATAAATAATTTTATAGGTGTATATGATAACTACATTCCTGAACAAGAATGTAACAAAGCCATTAAATTATATGAAGAGCAAAGTAAATTTAATAAGACAGTTAATAGAATAGAAGGAGAAAAAGCTTCTGTATTGCAAAAACAAGATCAACAATTTTTTGCTGCTCCATTTAATTTAGATGTTTGGTGGGAATCATTAAAACCTGTGATGGTTAATTTTCAAATGGCTTTTAAACATTATTCAGAAAACACCGGGGCACTTGATGCCTATGGCGGAGGACCTTTTAATTTTACAGATTTAAAAATACAAAAAACATTACCTACAGAGGGTTTTCATGTTTGGCATGTAGAATATGGAAAAGGATATGATATTGAAAAACGTGCTTTTGTTTTTTCTATATATTTAAATGATGTTGAAGAAGGTGGAGAAACAGAATTTCTTCATTTTTCAAAAAGAGTAAAACCTAAAAAAGGTAGAATAGTTATATGGCCTGCCGCTTTTCCATATGTTCATAGAGGTAATCCACCTTTATCTGGTGAAAAATATCTTTTAACTTCTTGGATACTGTTAAGATGATAAAAATTATTAATGATTTTTTTAATGAAAAGGATTTAAAGTTTATTCAAGATTTTGCTTTAACTAAAGCATTTTATAGCCCTTGTTTTTTTACTGATGCTCCAGAAAAAAGTGAAAAGTATCATTATGGTAATAGGTTTTATTTACACACTAATAACGAAATTAAAGATTTATTAATTAAACAAGCTCAACTAAAATTTAATTTAAAAAATATAAAAATTACAAATGATTCAGGAATTGATCAAAGAAATTTAAATCATTTTAAACCTCACACAGATATTAAAATTGGAGCATTTTTAAATTTGTTAATAATGATATCTGGACCTAAAGCATTAACTAATGGAACAGTTTTTTATACTAAAAATAAAGAAGATTTAGAATTAGACATACATGTAGGTTTTAAAGAAAATAGAGCTGTTTTGTTTCCTTCTGATTGGTGGCACGCTCAACACGCAAGTAATGTACCTAATTTAAAAAGATATACTTCTACTTTATTTATTAAAGACTATGAGGAATAAGATGTAGGTCTTGCACCTAATCTAGCAATTTTTTCAGCTTCAGTTTCTGGAATAAAATCATCTCCTTCACCAGTGCCGCTATTATCATTATCCCATTCAGATTGTAATTTAACTAAATGAACAGCGTCCCATCTGTCAGAAAATTGACTAATGTCTCCTAAATCTGCATCTACATAACTACAATGTGAAGTCTCATCTCTATGCTCTACTTCATCTGAAGAATTAGAAGTACCTAATTGAATTGCCCAAATATTAGAAAATTTTGATTGATTCCAAAAAGAATCATCAGAGATAATATATCCTATACCTTCATTAGCACCTTCTGCATAATTTTTAATTATAAGTTTGTCTTCAAATACTATTGTCCATTGTGCGTTTGTTGCCATAATTTCTCCTACGTCTTAATTATATAAATTACTGTTAAATAAGGTTGAACAACTGAAGTTGAATCACCAGTAAAAGTTGCACTCATGTTATGAGAGTGACCTGAACCAGATCCTGTGTTATTAAAATTTTTGTTAGATCTATAGGGAGGGTTAGCAGTTTGGTTAGGGTTAGCAGCTATATAAGGTCCATTTCCCCAAGAATTACTTACAAAAGTAGCACCATGAGTATGTGATGCAAGTTGAGCTGTAGATAAGGTTGCGTTAGCTGTTGAACCACCAACGTTTCCAGTTGCTGCTACAGTATTTGCTCCACCAGTAGACCCTAAAGCTTTATTATTCGATTTACCAACAGGAACATTGTCTCCTAAATTTGGAACAGCAAAAGTAGATGAGCCGTCTCCAGCTCCATAAGTTGTACCTACGATTGCAAATAATGCAGAGTAAGTTGATCTTGAAACTGTTTGACCATTACATTCTAAGAAACCTGTTGGCACTGAAGCAGAAGACCACGGCACAATAGTCGCTGTAGGAATTCCTTCAATACCTGTAAGGTTTGCTCCTGTAAA